CCTACTTGGGTTCTGTGTAGACGCCGGAAGACGTCTTGCCAGCATCGCCGACATGCAAGTGGGCGAGGGCAACCAGATGGCGCAGGTCGGAACGACGCTTGCACTGCTTGAACGCGGCACGCAGGTTATGTCGGCCATCCATAAACGGCTGCATTACGCATTAAAAGAGGAATTTCAGCTGCTGGCCGAGGGCTTTGGCATGTATTTGCCAGATGAGTACCCCTATGACGTGCCAGGAGCGTCGAGAAAGATCAAAAAAGCGGACTTCAACAACCTTGTTGCCGTCCAGCCGGTCTCAGATCCTAATATTTTCTCCTCTGCCCAGCGTTTGACGCTTGCCCAGATGCAATTGCAGATGGCGCAGACCGCACCGCAGATGCACAACCTCTATGAGGCCTACTATCGCGTCTATACCGCGATGAATGTGCGCGATATTGACAGCATTTTGAAGCCGCAGCGCACACAAATGCCCAAGGATCCGGCAACGGAGAACGGTGACGTGCTGGATGCGATGGAATTGAAGGCTTTTGCAGGGCAACAGCACGATGCACACATCGCATCACACCTGATGATGGGTTTATCGCCCATGTTGCAGGCGCAACCCATGGCCGCGATGATTTTGCAAAAGCATATCCTTGAGCATGTGCGCTTGAAGGCCGAAGAAGCGACCGAAGCCGAGCTCTTTATGGCCTATGGCAAGGATCCTGACCGCATGGTGTCTGATTTACAGCGCGAAGCGTCGATTGCGCTGAAAACTGCCATGTACATGCAGGAGATTCGCGATCTCCAGAACCAATTGATGGGCAATCAAGGCCAGGGCCCTGATCCGTTGGTCTTGCTCAAAGAAAAAGAGCTCCAGATCCGTGCGCAAGACGACCAAGCCCAACAGCAAATCGACAGGCAGCGCCTGTTGGTCGAGCAGCAGCGCACACAGGCCAATCAACAAGCCAATCAGGCACGTATTCAATCGCAAGAGCGTATTGCTGCCGAGCGTGCTACGGTTGCACGCGAGCGTGCAGCTATGATGGATCAAAACGCCCGCCGCGCACAGCAAGTGCAGGCGATCAACCAACGGAGAAGTCGCGATGCCGCTTAAACAAGGCAAGAGCCAGAAGGTCATCTCAGGAAATATTGGTGAGATGATCAAGAAGTATAAGGAAACGGGTTCCATCGGGACCAGTAAGCCAAAAAACAGGGGCGAAGCAATCAAGCAAGCCGCTGCCATTGCCTACGCTACGGCAGGCAAGCCAAGGAAGTACAAAGCTGGCAGCACCCCTGCCGGTGTGCAAGGTCCGTTTATGACGGTCAAGAAAAAGGACGGCAATCGTCCTGTGAAAATTTACTAGGAGCATTAATCATGGCTGAACGGAAAGAAAAGCGTTTTCCTTCACTGGAAGACATGAAGAAAGCGGACAAGGATGTCTACACCGAAGATAAAGGCCCACCGCCTTCGCCTCCCGACATGGGATCGGTACAAAAGAAAGCCAAAGGTGGTCTTGTGACCAGCCGTGGCCAGGGTAAAGTGATGCGGACGAAGAAAACCCGCATTTGCTAATTCCGAGCCCTTCTGGTGGGGGCAAAACCACCTGCTTTTTCATGGGCTGTGACCATGCTTGATTTAGTTGAACGCATACTGAGAGAAATTAGAACACTACGTGAGAGCACGGAAGGACTCGTGCTTAACGGATCGGTTCCTGATATGGAACGATATCGTTTTCTGATGGGTCGCTTAGAGGCACTCAAGCTTGTTGAGGTCACGGTCAAAGATCTTTTAAACGAGCGAGAGGAGAATCTCTGATGGCATTGACGGCACTTGAACAGAAGTGGCAGGAGCAAGAAGCCCAGCGCAAGCCCGCGTTGGACGATGCATACGACAAGGAAGGCAACTTTGATCCGCAGTTGATTGAAGGCAGCGTCCTGAGTCGTTTGCCACGACCAACCGGATGGCGCATCGCTATCCTGCCTTATCGCGGCGCACAGAAAACCAAAGGCGGCATTGCTCTGTCTGAGGAAACCCAAAAGCGCACCCAGGTGGCTACCACCGTGGGTTACGTGTTGCATTTAGGACCGCTTGCTTACTACGACCAGGAGAAGTTTCCTGACGGCCCGTGGTGCAAGGAAGGTGATTGGATCATCTTTGGTCGCTATGCAGGTGCGCGCATCCCGATTGACGGCGGCGAGATTCGTTTCATCAACGATGACGAAGTGCTCGGCGTAATCAATGACCCGCAAGATATCGTCCACATGTAAGGAACATCCTATGGCCAACGAACAACTGGAATTTAAGCTAGGCGAAGACGAAGAGCCTGCTACCGTCTCGATTAACGAAGACGGCACCGCAGAGCAACTTGGCAAGCCCGAAGCACCTGTGGTTGAAACACCCAGGCAGCAACAAACTACAAGCGATGACCTTGATCAGTACAGTGACAAGGTTCAAAAGCGCATTGATAAGCTAACTGCACGTCTGCGTGAAACCGAGCGCCGTGAGCAAGAGGCGATTCGCGTGGCGCAAGAGATGCAGGCCCGCATCAAAGATGCCGAGCAGCGTTACGCGCACGCGGACACGCAGCGCATGGGCGAGGCCAAGGGTCGCATCGAGACACAGGTTCTTGCGCTTAAGCAGATCATGAAAAAGGCCCGTGAGGAAGGTGACATTGACACCGAAACGGAAGCCCATGAGCGTTTGACTGCCATCCTTGTTGACCAGCGTCGCTTGCAAGAGGAAGCCGCACAGCGTGAGGCGTATGAACATCAGCGCGCAGCACAGGCTCAACAGCAGCAGGCCTATCAGCAGCAACAATCCGCTCGTCCGCAACAGCCGCAGCCCGATCCGCGTGCTGAAGAATGGGCCGAGAAGAATGAGTGGTTTGGCAAGGACGTTGCGATGACGGCAGCGGTCCGAGGCATTCATATTCAGCTGGTATCGCAAGAAGGTTTTGATCCGCGAGGCGACGATTACTACGAAGAGTTGGATCGACGCATCAAAGACGCCTTCCCACATAAGTTTCGTTCTGATAGTATGAACCGTTCAGCCAACCGTCCCGTGCAAACGGTTGCCCCTGCGTCACGCTCTTCGGGTGTGAACCAAAGCGCACGCCGCACTGTGAAACTGACCCCGAGTCAGGTCGCAATTGCCAAAAGACTAGGTGTTCCGTTAGAGGAATACGCAAAGTACGTGAAGGAATAAACCATGGATGAGCAAACACAAGACGTTTCAGCAACCGCGTTGCCGAAACTACGCCGTGAATCACGAGCAGCAGTGACTCGTGAGAAGACTGCGCGCCGTAAGCCCTGGGCACCTCCTTCTAAATTAGACGCTCCTCCGGCACCGGATGGATATAAGCACCGTTGGATTCGCCGTGAAACGATGGGATTTGATGACCGTATGAACGTCACAGCAAAGCTGCGCGAGGGCTATGAACTCGTGCGGGCTGACGAGCATCCTGATTTTGCTTCCGCATCGATTGAAGACGGCAGACATGCTGGTGTAATTGGCGTAGGCGCTTTAGTCCTTGCCCGTATCCCCGAGGAAACCGCTCAGGAACGCAACGCGTATTACCTGAACCGAGCACGCGATCAACAAAGAGCGATTGACAACGAGCTGTTGAAATCCAATGCGCACGATTCAATGCGCATCAACGCTCCTGAACGCCGCTCTCGCACGACGTTTGGCAGCCGACCTTCGGCTGAAACTTAACTCTTTTGAAAGGAACGACAAATGGCTAACGTAGATAAGCCTTTTGGTCTGCGTCCTCTTGGTAATCTGTCGGCCACTGGTGCTCAAAAGCAGTATGGCTATGAGATCGCAGATAACCAATCAGGCGCAATTTATCAAGGTGACTTAGTCACCGTGTACGACGGGTATCTCGTGAAATTCGCTCCCGCAACACATACCGCAGCAGTAGGTGTGTTCAACGGGTGCAACTACATTGATCCCACCACGGGCAAACCGACCTGGAAGAATTTCTATCCTGGTTCGGTAAACATCACCCAGGGCAAGATCACAGCAGATGTAATTGATGATCCTAGTCAACTTTTCATCATTCAAGTTGATGAGTCTGTTGCGCAAACTGATATTGGCAAGAACGCCGACATCGTAGGCACCGGCGGCAGCACCACCACAGGTGTTTCCAGCATGGAACTTGACTCTTCGACAATTGCAAAAACCGCAGCGTTGAACCTTAAGATTGTTGGCCTTTGGGATGTCCCAGGCAACACCTTCGGGACCAATGCCGTGGTTGTTGTGAAGATCAATGAGCACCTGTACGGCAGTGCTGGTGTTGCTGGACAAGGAGCTTAATCATGGCAATTTCACGTGCCCAACTGGTTAAAGAGCTTGAGCCTGGACTCAACGCTCTTTTTGGCCTGGAGTATAAGAACTACGAGAACGAGCACTTGCAGATCTATTCTGTC